GCAACGTCATGCCGATCCGATCGCGCTGCCGGTCAAGCCGCAAACCGGCCCGCGTCACCGCGCGGAAGTGCGGCTCGATTTCGCCGGCCGTCGCGTTCTCGTGCATCTGCTCGATCCTGTTTCGCTGCCGCACGGCGAATGCCAGTGGATCGGGCAATGCGCCGAGCCGGTCGTCGCGCTGCTGTCGGGTAGCATGCAGCGCGCGATCGCGGCGAGCGAAGCCGAGCGCTCGGCGGTCGCCTGATGCCGACCCGCCCGCCTGTCCATCGTGCGCCAGGCTGGCAATCCGAAGCGGATCGCCGTGCTGCCTATGATCGCGCCAAGCCTCGGCACTACGATACGCGACGCTGGCGTGACCATCTGCGCGCGGCGTACCTGGCGACACATCCGTTGTGCGAATGCGGCTGCGGTCATGTCGCAACCGTGGTCGATCATCGCACACCGCACGGTGGCGACGACGCGCTGCTCTACGCATGGGACAACCTGCAAGCGATGACCAAGGCGTGCCACGACCGCAAGACGGCGACGCATGACGGCGGCTTCGGCAATCGGCCTGGTGCTGGTGTGGCTCGTGCTGGTCGTGATGGCCCTCCGAGGGGGCCGGAAGCCGCCCCTCGATGACGACGATCTTTGACCGGGTAGGGGGTCTGAAACCTAGATTGAACCGATTTGACGACCGCGCCCCAACAGATTTTTTAGCATTACGGAATGGCTGAACAACCCTGGCCGGCCGACGCGGTGGAGCGTCGCGCCATTGCCTCGCTGGTTCCATACGCTCGCAACGCGCGCCAGCATTCCGGAGCGCAGATCGCCGAGATCGCCGGTTCAATCCGTGAGTGGGGCTGGACCATCCCGGCGCTGATCGACGAGGACGGACGAATCATTGCCGGTCATGGCCGCGTGCTGGCGGCGCACAAGCTCGGACTTGCCGATATTCCCGTCATGGTGGCGCGCGGATGGAGCGAAGCGCAGAAGCAGGCTTATACGCTCGCCGACAACCAGATCGCGCTGCACGGAACGTGGGACATCGATCTGCTGCGCGTCGAATTGGCAGACTTGCGCGAGCGGGGAACCGATCTGGCGACGCTCGGCTTCACAGATGACGAAGCAGCGCAAATCATCGGACCAAAGGCTGGCTTGACCGATCCCGACGATGTGCCGGAAACACCCGCCGAGCCGGTTACGCAACTCGGTGACGTGTGGCTGCTTGGACGCCATCGGCTGGTGTGCGGCGATGCAACGTCCGAGGTTGACGTGTCGCTCGCGCTGGGTGGCGTAAGGCCGCACCTGATGGTCACCGATCCGCCGTATGGGGTGGATTACGATCCGGGGTGGCGCGATCGAGTGAAGCGGCAAGATGGTTCGGTGGCCGGAGCAAAAGCGGTCGGTGTCGTCACCAACGATGACCGAGATGACTGGCGAGAGGCATGGACATTATTCCCTGGCCACATTGCCTACGTCTGGCATGGAGGATTGCATTCCTCGCCGACGCAACTGAGCCTTGAAGCATCTGGCTTCGCCATTCGAGCGCAAATCATTTGGGCGAAACATCAGTTCGTCATCGGTCGTGGCGATTATCACTGGCAGCATGAGCCTTGCTGGTATGCTGTTCGCAAGGGGAAAACAGGGCAGTGGGAAGGTGACCGGAGACAGTCGACGGTTTGGTCGATTGCTGCTCCAAGTGGATGGGCGCAAGTAACGGATGGCGCCGACGCTCACACTGGCATCCACTCAACACAGAAAATGGTCGAGTGCATGCGCCGCCCGATCGAAAACAACTCCTCTCCTGGCCAGGCCGTCTACGACCCGTTCGTCGGCTCCGGCACCACGATCATCGCGGCCGAGATGACTGGCCGCGCCTGCCACGCCATCGAGATATCGCCAGCCTACTGCGACGTAACCATCCTGCGTTGGCAGGCGTTCACCGGCGAGCAGGCCACGCGCGATCGTGACGGCTGCCCGTTCAGCGCCGCGCCGCCGCAACCGAAAGCAAAGCGAAATGGCAGGGCGAAAGCCAAAGCCAACGCTGCTTAAAAAGCTGCAAGGTTCAGCAAACGCGACGCGCGAGAAGCTGACGAAGTACGAGCCGCAGCCCGAGAACGACCTCGATCCGATTCCACCTGACTTCCTGACGCCGGGGCAGCGGGAAAGCTGGCTCTATGTCGTGCGGCACGCGCCGCGCGGCCTGCTGAAGGCGCTCGATCGTTCAATCTTGGTGACCTGGGTTGAGGCGGAAGACCGACATCGGACGGCGATGCTACAGCAAGCGCAAATGGACATTGGCAATAAGCTGCCGCTGCTGACCAAAGGAAAAGACGGCTATCCTATCCCGTCGCCCTATCTTCGCATCATGAACCATGCCGCGCTGATCATGCTCCGGTGTGGAGCCGAGATCGGCTTCTCGCCGGCGTCGCGGCCGCGAATTCAATTGATCCCTAGCGGCGGCCCGCGCGTGATCGATGGCGAAGCCGATCCGTGGGACGAATTGACACAAGATGTCGCCTAGTCGCGATCACGTCACGTCAGCAATAAACTTCGCCCGCCGGCTCGCCGACGACGCGACCGCATGCGAGAGCGCGCGCAAATCCGCCGAGCGGTTCAACCGCGAGCTCGCGGACGCGCGCGCTAGTAGTTCGGCCTGGGGCTTCGACGAAGCGCTCGCGAACCGCGCAATGTTGTTCGCATCGAACCTTCCGAACATCAAAGGTCCGGAAGCCGACCAGCCGATCCGGCTGATGGACTGGCAGCGCTTCGTCTATGCGAACCTCTACGGCTTCGTCGAGGCCGGCACCAAATCGCGGCGTTTCCGGCAGGCGTACGTCGCTGTCCCGCGCGGCAATGGCAAGACGACGATCGTCGCGCCGATGGCGCTCTATTGCACGTTCATGGAGCGCGAAGGCGGCGCGGAAGGCTACGCCGCCGCCGTGACACGCGATCAGGCGCGTATCCTGTTCGACATGGCGCAACAGATGGTCCGCCGGACGCCGCGCCTTCAACGCCCGCCGCTATCCGTCAAGGTCATGGTCAACGCGATTTTTCAAGAGCGGACGGCGAGCCGTTTCGCGCCGATCTCGTCTGACGCGAAGGCGCTCGACGGCCTCAATGTCGCGGTCGCGGTCTGCGACGAGATCGCCAGCCACAAGACGCCGGAAGTGTACGACGTTCTCCTGACCGCGATGGGCAAGCGGACGCAACCGCTGCTGATCTGCATCACGACCGCGACCGACAATGGCGCCGGCGTCGGCAAGCAGCTTTGGGATTACTCGCTGCGCGTGCTCGACGGTGTGCAGGATGACGATCGGCTGTTCTCGCTGATCTATACCGCCGACGCCGCCGACGATCCGTGGGACGAGGCGACCTGGCGGAAGGTCAATCCCGGCTGGGGCCAGACGGTGCAGCCTGACGCGATCCGCGCGATCGCCAAGCAGGCGCGGAACAACGCCGCGCAAGAGTCGGTATTCAAGACCAGGCACTTGAACCTGTGGGTCGGGGCCGACGAAGCGCTGTTTTCCATGCGGGCTTGGGCCGAGTGTGCCGATCCGACGCTGCGGCTGGAAGATTTCGCCGGGCAACCGTGTCACGTCGCGCTCGACCTCGCGAGCAAGACGGACCTGGCGGCGGTCGCCTTGGTGTTCCGCGACGGGCCGCGATATGTCGCGTTCTCGCGCTGCTATCTGAATGAGGCGGCGGTGATCGAGGCGCGCAATCCGTCGTATCCCGGCTGGGCGCGTGACGGCGTGCTGAAAATCACGCCGGGGAACGAGACGGATTTCGGCGAGATCGAGGCGGATTTGATCGAGTTCGGCCGGCGGTTCAACGTCCAGTCCGTCGCGTATGATCCCTGGGGTTCGACGCAACTCGCGCAACGCCTCGCCGCCGAGGGCGTGCCGGTCGTCGAGTTCCGCGCGCTGACGCAAAACTTTTCCGAGCCGACGAAAGAGCTTGACGCGGCGATCCGCGCCGGGCGGCTGCGCCACGACGGCAACGGCGCGCTGGCGTGGTGCATGTCGAACGTGGTCGGGCACTATGACGCGCGGGGGAACGTCTATCCGCGCAAAGCTCGGCCGGAAAACAAGATCGATGCGGCGGTCGCGCTGATCATGGCAACGGCGCGGTGTATGACGCATGTCGATTCCGCCTCGGTGTACGAAACGCGCGGGCTGCTGGTGCTCGGGT